AATAACTAAAACCCTTGACTGTAACATTGTCGAATGTGTTATCTCTACAAGTAATTGCATCGGATACTGCGTTTAGCGCAATACCTTTACTTGCACCATTAAATAGTTGCCCCCAGTTTCCGGAGATTTCTATATCTTGAAATACACTATTTCGTACACAATCTAATTGTAGACCATTTTGGTTATTAGATGTAGTTTCTACTGACAACCCTTTTAACGTGATGTAACGTGGCTGGTTAACCCAGAACGTTGATGTAATTGTGCTACGAACAGTCGTTGTAGACGTGTCGTTGATAAATTGAATAACAGCCGAAGATCCAGAATGTCTAAGTATAGTGTTGTTTGCACCTGCACCTACAAGAGTTGCAAAACTAGGAATATACAAGGTGTTTGTAATCTTATAAATGCCAGCCGGCAATTCTAGTATAATTCTTGATCTTACGCCATCTGCAGACTCACTCGATGAGCTAACAACATTTAAAAACAATTGATCAATTGCACGTTGGATTGCTATAGTATCATCTACTACTCCGTCACCTACTACGCCAAAATCAGTAAGGTTAACACGATCGTCTAATCTTGCTTGCAATAATCGCACAACTGACGAGTTACTTGCACCTGTTCCGATCGACGGATCGTCGACTTTATAAATGTATTGGAGAGAATCGAATAAGTTTTGTGTAGTTAAATCTTTTGTTGTAAGAAGTTTAGTATTGCCAACAGCAGGTGCACCTTCAGAAACAGAACCATTGCCGATAAACAACTCTTGAGTATCAATTGCCCATCCTAACTCTCCGGATGCTAACTGCGGAAATCCTGTACTGCTGTAAGCCCTGCCGCGACGTACTTGAATTCTTGAAATTTGGTAAACTGCCATGTAATAATCCTCTTATTCTATATTTATGACTATTCAGTCATAAAAAAGCCCTAGTTAAATGCTAGGGCCTTAGTGATTAAGCTACAGTTAATGAACTTGCAGCAGTAACAGTTGTACCGGTAATATCGAAACCGATAGTAAAAGATCCGCCAGTGACCGAAGTAGTCGCTGCTTGCGATAGGATTAGACTTGTACCAACGTTTACTGTTGCTACAGTTGTTCCTGCTGGAATACCTGGGCCTGTTATAACTGCACCTAACATAGTTGCAAGAGCCGAAGTGTATGCCAATGTAGTTGTACTGTTAGTAGTTGCAGTTACGACTCTATACCCAACTGCACGACGTATACGTGTACGCAATTCATCTGCATCGTTGATTGCTTGATCCATAACTACATGGATCTTTCCTGAGTTGTCTGCAGGTGACCAGTAAGCCAATGGGTTAATTTCTTTTACGATAGCTTCTAACACACCGTCTGCCAGTTGAGTAGTTGCATTGATGTAACTATCTTCAGTTTGTAGATCAATTGCAGTACCTCCTGCAATTTTTACTGTAATTAAATATAGTTTAGCATTTAAGTCGTATAATGTTCCGACTTTAGTTGCTGAGCCATTTATTCTTGATACTGATAACATAAAAATCTCCGTTTAATATATTTATCTGTAACGTTCGATATACATTCCAACTCGATCCCACCATTTGTTTTCCCAGTATTCAAAGTCTCTTGACTCTAAGATAAATTCTTGATACTGCGGATCTCCCCATATACACGGACTAAGCTCGGGCGGCTTGACACACATAAGAACAACACCTTTTCGGATGTTTGTTTTATATATTTCGTTGTGTGCTAATGCGTATGCAGTTAGTTGTAAGAAGTAGTCTTCGACCCATTCGAGTTTTTTAGGCTTGTTTGATTGTTTAAAATCTAAAATTGACTCTTCGTTTTGATGTAACCCGACACAGTCAGTTGTACCTGCATAAATTTCTGGATGATACAAACCAACTTCTACTCCCCAAATTTCATTTACATTGACTAATCCGTTTTCGATAACGTGTTTAGCCATTTTATGACTTTGGTGACTATATGGATTAGTACCGGGCGTGCTTACTTCTCCTGAGATGATGTAATCTTCTAGATACTTGTGCATCCTAGTGCCTCGACTAGCTGCCTCTGTGGTAATCTGTTGTGCTTGTACGTGACCGACACGGTTTCGCCAATTTTGTAATGCAGCCTTAGATTCTTCTGATTTTGTTTTTTCGAGTATTGTTGTTACAGATGGCACTTTGGAACCGTCAGGGCAAGAATACAATCGCTTGCCCTCTACAGATTCTCTATTTATTTGTTGATAATCAAACTTTTTAGTTAATAATGTCATAGTTATTAATTGTACTATTAATACTAACAGATGTCAATTATTTTCTTGATTTATGAATGAAATGTTTTGCCATTTTAGATACTTGACCTTCTGGCTCTTTGTGTTGTGTTGCTGATGTAGGATCTTTTGCTGCAGTTTTAATAACCAATCCGGCTCCGTCAAAACGATCAACTAAGTGATGAAATGTTTGTTGTTCTGGGGGTAACTGTTCTTCGTCTCTCCAAATTTTTGCAAATCCGTCGTAAGAAATTGAAGGTGCAGCAGTGTCACCTTGACCAATCATATTATTGATCGCAGTCCATGTTAAGGGTGCTTGTGAATGTTGATGGTTTGCAGCGGATTGAAGAGCCCTTAACTTTAACGCTAAAGGCTCGATTGATTCATTTACTTTTTTTTTGAGCTTAACAACATGCCTAATTTACGGCTATACTCGACGCTTTCACGTTTCATACGACCCGCTTCAGTAGACGGAGGAGGAAGTTCTTCACCACCTGGTAAACCTGGACCTTCTGGACCTGCAGGTGATTCACCTCCTAAAGCTGCGTCCATTTCACTGCCCATTTCACTGCCCATTGCGCCGCTTACTGGTGCGCCTAATGTTTCGACTTCTCTGCCTGAAACAACTGCAAGCCCTTGTGACAAACCTTGACGGCTTGTTTCTAATGCTGTATAGATTGCTTCTAATGCAGGTTTAACTGCATCTTGATATTTTTGGGCAACATCGCTGCCTTGTTGTTCTCTTATAGAGTCTAATAATTCTAAAAGCTGCTCTGATTTCATTGCAGCAACATCTTCTAACCAACCTGTAATACGGTCAATCATGTCTTTTGATGCGATGATATTCTCTGCTTTTGTTTCTTCGCCTTCAACTAGCAACCAGCTTGCCTGCGCTTCATTAAGATCGTAACGCAATCTTAATTCTGCTTTTAATTCTTGTCTGTCCGATTCACCTAATCGAATACGATTTAACGCACTTTGAATCCAACTTGCTGGAATTGATGCCGCTTCTGCACGTTGACGAATAGTTGCAATTAATGCAGCTTCGTTAACTTCTTTTTTAGGTTTTTTATCTTTTTTAGCTTTAGAAGAATCTGCACTACCTGAGTAATCTTTTTTACTGGTAACTTTGCCAGTTACTTCGTCTTGCTCGTATGATTCGTTCATTTCGCGTTCTGATAACGCTTGGTTAACAACGTCTAATAATGCACGAGTTTTTTGATAAGCAGGGCTTTCTAAAATACTGTCGTAGCTTTCGTTCATTTCCATTTGGCTTAGTTCAGTGCGAAGTCTATTACGCACATCTTCTAATTGCACGTCTGAAAATTGTTCTAATTTTAATTTATAACCAAAGTTTTTTGCTAAACTTTCGTTTAGTTTTTTACTAGTTATAGGCTGTGATAAATCTTTAATCTGCATGATGGTTTCCCTTCGTTATTTCTTATTACGTATTTATACAAAAGTTCTACGAAGTAATCGAGAAATCAGTTGCTTATAGTAGTACGCTTGTTGGCTACTTTCTTCTAGCCTAGTTAGCATTACATGATACTTTTCCGAATCACTAACTGACTTAATATTGTTCTTTAATACTAGGAAGTTATGGTAATTTGTTTGATATTTTTTATCTAAATTTTCAATTTCAAAATATTTGTTAAAGTGTTTATAATTGTATGCTTTTGCAGCAACTAACGCACAACTTTTTAAATAATATTGATTAACTAAATCTTTAGACTCGATATTAAATACACCCCAGTTTTCATTGTCTAATTGCCTTACTAAAAAGTTTTTATAAACTAATGAGCCATCTGGTAATACTGATATAGGTAATTTTGTTTGTAATTCTTTATCAAAGTAGCTTGCTAGTTCTTTAATTGTTTTAGTTTGGTCTTTCATTTGCAACCACCATAGGGTCTTTGTGTCCTATTTTAGTTACCAAACTTTTACGAATCATCGCCTGAACTCTGACTTGATCATGTTCGTTTAGCTGGGCTAGTTTAACTGGGTATTTTAATTTTTTCAACAATACTGCTTCTTCGTTAGTTGTCCAAATTTCAAAACTATCGATCAACTCGTTTAGTTTCATAGACCTGACAACTTAATAATTGCAGCTAGCCCTTCTGGTAATGCACTGTGACTCACTGCTTGGTATGCATGTTTAGCATGATTTTCGAAACTATCTGGATCTCTACCATTAGTAACATCTAAAACAAAATCATCTCCGCCGTCACCTCCGACTGGATGATTGTGTGGAATTAAATCAGCTTCTTCTTCCTCTTCCGAGTTTTCAGTAGTTGCCATGGGTATTTCGATCTCTGCTCCAACTGCAGGTCCAGTGTGTTGTTGCTGTGCAGGGTTATCTGTACTTGCAATTGCTTGTGGGTTTAGCGTAAACTTGTTAGGGTTCGAAGGATCTGATTGTAATGATTGTTGCATATCAGCTGGTAAACTTAATTCAGCTTTTGTTTTTGGGTCTATTGCTTTAATCCCGTTTTGATCTGAGCTTGCTACCTGCCAGTTCTCAACGATATCTCTAATCTTCATGTTTTTCTCCGAGACTAAGCTCTTTGCTTTGTAGTGTGTCAACGTGTTTTCTTAATTTGTCAATCTTGCCACGTGATCTTAATAATTTAAATGCTAGGTTTTCGATACTAAATTCGCCACCTTGTTCTAATCCGGCTTTGCGTAAACGTGATAGATCATCTAATGTTTCCTGTGCAGATTTTAAATCTGATGATTGCAATGCTTGATTAATTTTACTTGCATAATTACGCGCTTTGCTTTTAACTTCGGCATCTTTGACTACTGGTGTTTGATGTTTGGGTTTGATTACCCAGGTGTCATTTAATATACTATATATACCTGCAGACTGATGCGGCTGTTTACCGTCCTGTACATATAATTCTACAGCAATGCCTTTGACACTTAAATCATATTTAAAGTTGTATTGGTTCTTTTTAGCATTATATAATTCTGCAAGGTCTGGATTATCCGGCGGCATCTTAACAACTAGGTGCAAATCAATGTCTGAATAATCTGAATACCCAAAGCTTGCATTACTTCCGCTAATTGTAATATCTTCTAAGTTAAGATTTGAAACATTTAAAAACTGTGCAAAATGTTTGGCGATAAACATTAATTTATATCGTATTTCAGTTTTTAAGTGATCATCTTCCCATAATAACGGATTAAGGGTATCATTGTAAGGTATTGCAGGTATTGATAATTCAAGAAATCGCATGTTAAAATTTAATTAGGATAGTAACTATTACTGATGCAATGCCTGCAATAATAGTTGCAGCAGCACCAAATATTACTTTACTCATATCGGCATGTTTAGTGTCAAGTTTTGAAGCAAGTTTTTTAACAGTGTCTTCGATACCGACTAGTCGAGTTTCTAAAGTTTGATAGCGCAATGCACACAATTCAACGTGGCTTTCTAAATTGTTTTTTTCTATATCGCTTGGGTTTGCTGTTCTTCGTCGCTCTGCAGCCATTGTCTTCTCCGTAGCTCTTTTTTATATTTATTGCTTTTTGTGGAAAACAATATTCTTATTCGTACCGTAAGTAATAAACACTGCTTGCTGCTGCTCTAGTAGCTCATCTAAGCCCTGAATAAACGGAACGAGTTCGAAATCCTCTTTTAAAAATCCAACGGGATCACCGTCTTCAGATTCATAAAAGTTTTCACGTTCCGTAGCAAAATCAAATCTCCACAGTCTAATAATTTCTTCCGTGTCGAAGCCGACTAAACTACCTCGGACTTCTGTGACAATAGGATTTTCGAAATATGCTAAATTTGCTCGAAGACCTAACGTCTGTAGAATAGTGTTAAAGTTTTGCTCTTTCCATCTTGCTGATTCTTTACCTGGTTCGGCACGATACTGCCCAGTACGAGTAATATCAACAAGTGTGTATAATTTATAGTTCATGTAGTATTTAACAGCCATAAAAAAAGGGCTCACATAAAGTGAACCCCTTTGATCCCATCCCTGAGAATTTTAATAGTTAACTATTAAGAAAGAGTACCAAGACCAGCGCCAACAAAGTTGTTTACGCCTGCTGCTACGTCGATCGCTGTTACTGCAACAGTACCGTTATAAACAAATCCAGCACTTCCTACAGGTGTTTTATCACCTAAACGAACTGACAATGCATCTGTTAATGCTGATTCTAAATCAGACCAAGTTTTATCTTGAGTGTTTGCATTTGAACCAGTTCCGCTGTCGTTGCCTGTATCATACGCAACTACTGCAATAAAGTCAGTTGCATTTGGTTGACCAATAGCATAAATTTCTGCAACTGTTTGAATTGCACGAACTGCTGCTGAGTAATAACTATCGCTGTCAGCGTATGTTCCAGTGAACGCACCTGTTGTTGCACCAGTAACTACAAACGCTTGTCTTGTAAAGTCAAGATCGCTATCGCCTGCTGTACCTGCAGTAATTTTAATGATACGTAATGCGCGTGTACCAAATTGTGTTGTTGGGGTTGTTTTTAAATAGTTAGCTGTAACTGCTGTTCCGATTAATGAAGGCATGATGTATTCTCCTATATGCTTTTCTACCCACGACTCTGTGAGCTTGTAATATTATTTAGCTTTTGATTTGAAAAGATAGCTCGAATCTTATTTTTCTTTACTTTCTTGTATTCGTTTAATACCGCGTTTAAACTTTGCACCGTCCCCTGCTTTAATGCTGTTAATAAAGCGGCGCTCTAATTCTCCAGCAGTTTCCATGTCGTAGTTTTCTCGAATCATTTCAAGTAAGTTAATTGCACTTTGGATGATGTTAGAACCTCGACTTTCGACGACAAGGTCGGTATCTCTGCCGATGCCAATGTCACTAAGTTCTTGTAATATCGATCGTGTACTTTTTCTCATAACAGTTGTCTCTTAGCCGATAGCCTGCTTGCCAAATAAGTTAGGGTGCATTTTACCCCATTTGCGCATAATAACAGCCGCTTGAGCATTAGCTTCGTTTTCGTGTGGACTACCGTCACGGCCGCTGTCGTTAGTTAATTCATTATTTAGATCTTGTCTGTAATGAACTAGTTCGTGTGCTAATGTTCTGCATACATCCATGACATGTCTATTTGATACTGATATGTTAATGCTACGATTACCATAACCACCAAATGAACTTTGTTCTACAGAACGATTCGACCCGGTAACTAAGTTAATGTCTGGCAAGTCTTGCAGGTTTAAGTTATCAGCAGCAAACTTGATAAACTTTTCTATAATAAGTTGAGCCTCGTCGTGTGCTAGCCCTTCTGTTAATATTTCTTTGACTTTCATTGTGCATGCCGCTGCAATAATTGTTTCAACCGATTTAGTTCGTTGTTGGGTTCTTCGCCGATATCATCTGGTGCTGTTATTTTATCAATAACTGCACTGTCTTTACCAGCATCAGCTTTCTTAAGTTCTAACTCTTGCTGTAATGGTGAAACAAAGATTGGATTTTCATCTGGATCACTATCGTCGTTGCCTGCTACATCAATCTCAGGATCGCCATCACCATTTATCTTAATGTTAATGGGTACATTGATTGTAAATTCTTTTGCTCTCATTATAAATCCTTTAGCTATACTGTACTTATCTTAATGCTTCTGCTGTGCTCTTTTTCATAGTTATCAAGCTAGTTCTTTAACAGTAAATGCAAACCACACATCTAATTTAGTAGCATTGTCAACACGGCGCATGCACAAGGTTAGCATATTAGGACTGCTGCCACCATATAGGTTTGCTGGGCCTTCGTCACCCGAAGTATTTTTACCAATGATAACACCACTGTGTCTTAGGTAAGTACCATTACCGGTTGGAACTGTAAAGGTATTGCCCTGATTACTTGAATAACGATCTTGGTAAACACGATATTGACTGTGTACACCAAATGTAGTCCATGCAGGTATTGCAGCACCACTGATAGTTAGTGGGCCTTCATACCATTCATATATAATAGTACTTTGATTAGCATTGTTGTTACCAATTTCATATTCTACAATTTTGATCATGTCTGCAGTATTAGCACTGCTATTTTGAAAACTAACCACGGGACGCATAGTGTCGTCCATAGTCCATCCACGATTGGAATTAGCAGCGTGGTTGTTGAACGCATAAAAACTACCGGCATCTTCAGTCGTAAGAACTGTGATAACATCTGTAATGGTGGCTGTTACGCTACCGTCCACTGTGATGCTTCCGCCACTGTCTTGTATAGTAACTGTTCCACTAACTGGTTGTGTAGTTTGCCAAAATGTTCCTGTAACTGGGGTAGTTGGCATACTTGCAATAGATACTGGTTGAGTAGCCGGCCAGTTGTTTACATCAACTTTACCAATTAGATTAGATCCTGCTTTAATTGATACACTGCTATCAGGTAATGTAGTTAAACTAACCGGTTGTGTAGTTTGCCAAAATGTTCCAGTTACTGCAATCGGATCATCTGTTAGATGTACAGGAATACTTTGTAACTCAGTATTGTTAATCTTAATTTCAGATGCAATGTTAACACTACCGGTAACTGTAATATTATCAGCACCTAATGTAACACGAACATGCGGCAAGTCACCTACAAGTTCCATTGCATGATGCAAATTGTTTATATTTACATCACTTCGATCGTGTACGTATGGCATCTATGTAGTCCAAGGACGGCCTTCTACTAAACCGCCTACATTAGGATTGTCAGTAATTCCGTCACCGTTATATTTTGTAGGTAATTGCGTAATATCGTAGTTGTTTCTAGTACGATAATATTGTTTAGTAGTATCTATACTTCCAGTGACTGTACCATCAGCTGCTACAGTTTTACCTTGACGTTTTGCTTTTGCTAATGCAAGTTTAGCTGCTTGCTTTGCTTCTTTGGTTGATAACCATGCGATTCCGTTAGCTGACATTATTGTCCCCTCATTGCTTTAATCATTACAATATGTTCAGGATGAGCTGAAACTGGTTCTTCTATTTCTTTATCTATTAAATGCGGATATGCACTTGGATCTTTGACTCTAATATCAGCAGGATGTTTTGGGCCATTCATCCCACCGCCTGCATGAATAGTAACCGAATCTAAATCAGCATAAGCCGGAACTGGTTCGTTAGTGTATGCATGTCTATACGGGCTATCTGCTAAATCGACAATTTGTTTAAATCGATTTATGTCATCCCCGGCATGTGTTAACGGGCTTGCTTTGTGATCAATTGTATCAATCGGTGCAACATGCGTTGAATCAACATTGTCGATAAAGTCGATTAAACTTCTGATTATATCTTGAACTCTCATATTTGTATCCTTATCGTATATTTATTATTAAATAGCTGTACTATGATTAACCACGAAACATTTACAACACTAATTCAAAACCTTAAACAACAAGGCAAGTATCGCATCTTCAATGATGTGCTACGTGAAAACGGCAAGTTTCCTTATTCTATTTGGTATGGACCGTATTCTATTAAAAGTATTGTTAACTGGTGTAGCAACGACTATTTAGGTATGGGACAGCATAAAATTGTCTTAGATGCGATGCATACTGCTTTAGATATGACAGGTGCAGGTTCTGGTGGTACTAGGAACATTTCCGGAACTAGTCATTATCACGTTGCTTTAGAATATGAACTTGCATCTTTGCATAAAAAAGAACGGGCATTGTTGTTTACAAGTGCGTATGTTGCGAATGAGTGGAGTTTAATTGCGCTAGCAAAAATTATTCCTAATATTGAATTTATCAGTGATAGTAAAAATCACAATAGTTTGATCGTAGGCATGAGTCATAGTAAGGCTGCTAAACAAATTTTTAAGCATAATGATCTAGATGACCTAGAAGAATGTTTAAAACGTGCAGCAGCAAACAAGAATGTACCTTGTATTGTATTTGAATCAATTTACTCTATGGATGGAGATGTAAGTCTTATCAAAGAAATTTGCGACTTAGCTGATCAATACTCTGCAATTACATACTTAGATGAAGTACACGCAGTGGGCTTATACGGCGAACACGGGGCAGGAAAGCTCGAAGAATTACAATTACAAGGAAGGGTCGACATAGTCAATGGCACCTTAGGTAAAGCGTATGGAGTCCAGGGCGGTTATGTTGCAGCAGATGCAGTTGTGATCGATGCAATTCGATCCATTGCAGCAGGATTTATATTTACAACAAGTATGAGTCCAGTTACATGTGCCGGTGCGCTGGCAGCAGTTAAGTATCTAAAGGAGCATAACGAAATTAGGGAACGTCTTCAAGATCGTGTTAGAAAATTAAAACACAGAATGAGAAAAGCTGGAATTCCATTAATGGATGGCACAACACACATTGTACCTGTGCTAGTAGGAGATGCGACCAGAGCAAAAGAAATTAGTGATCGTTTGTTAAATGATTTTAATATCTATGTTCAAGCTATAAATCATCCCACCGTGCCCCAAGGAACGGAACGTTTGCGTTTTGCGCCAACACCATTACATGACGATGGGATGATTGAAGATTTAATTAATGCTCTAAAAATCGTGTTTGATATCAAACAGTAGGGGCTATGGTAGAAGCGTTAGCTCCTTTTAACGCTTCTACTTCTTTTTGTAATTCCCTAATAGCTGCAGTTTGTTCAGCATCGACTGATTTACCGTGTTCAATACTGCGTACTAATAATTGTAATACTGCAGTAGTTGGATCTGTTTCACTGTAATGTGTTTTTGCATACGCTGTATATCTATCTAAATCTTTGTGAGATTCAGTAAGTTCTTCTATTTTCATATAGTTAATCCTAACCAATCAATAACATGAAATTCCTGTTCGACTTGTAGCTGCTGTTCTAGAGTTAATTCGGGCATAAAGTTTATACCTGTAAGTTTTTCTACTTCAGCAATCGATGTTGCATACTTAGGTAAGTCTTTAACCGGTAAACCTTTGTTTGGGAATATAAATGCAATACCTGTTTGGCTTCCTCTATCGACAACAACTTTCCATAAATGGGTAGGTACACCGACATTGTTTCCGATAGTTAAGTATCCAGGTTGATAATGTGTTCCACTGACAACATACAGGTCTTTGCCTTCCACAACTAAATTACGCACTGCTGTTTCTAGTTGTTTCCAGATGCCTCTGTTGTTATTTGGAGTTTGCGGAACCATGTTAGATAAAAAGAAACTTTCGCTCATTATTTCTTTAGTTTGTTTATTATCACCGGCCGGTGCTAAATGGCCGCGGTCGTATGGATGTCCGGCATAGTCCGATAACACGGATTGATTTGATTTTGCAATAGCAGGGTCTGGACGGAAGTCGTCTTCCCTTTGTGCAGGCCCGATCACTGATTCTTTAGTAACATGTTCTACAACATACTCTGCAGTTTTTGTATCAAATCTATAATGGATTGCGTAATTTTGTTTACATATATACTGTGTAGCATTGTCTGCTAGTGGACTAACAGGCGCACCACGTACTACAAATTGCGGACACTGCTGATCGATAGAGTTTGCTAGTACAAGACTAGGTAAAAGTAATAATAATGCTAATAGTGTTTTCATAAATACCTCAATAGTCGTGTATTTATTTAAACCATCCTATACGTTTGCCTTGTGTGATTCTGCATGTATATTCTTCTTCAGAACGAGGATAACGCCATGCCCATATTGCAACAAGTATCATAAATCCACCTGTCCAGATGATTGCTTTGATATTATGTGTAGTGAACCACATCATTACTAAACTTGAACTCATCGTGACTAACATAAAGTATTTTAGCTTTTGTGGGAAGATACGCTTTTCAGACCACCCTATTAAGAATGGACCAAATAGTTTGTGAGAGTAGAGCCATGCATGCATTTTTGGACTGCTTTTAGCAAAACAGTATGCAGCTAATACTACAAAAGTAGAGTAAGGTATGCCGGGTACCACTACACCGACATACGCCATGCCTACACTTAATATACCTAATATGAACCAAAGGGTTCTTTTTATACTATGAAATTTAACCATGCTGTGTGTTTAACGTTGAAATATTGTTTCTTACGTTTATTTACTAATTCATAGTAAGTTGGCTTGTAAGGTTTGAATTTAGGTTTCATTTTAGTCCTATCACCCTTGGCAACATTGCAAGGCCCGCACGCAGTTACGCAGTTTTCCCAAGTTGTTGTACCACCTTTGCTCACAGGATGCACATGATCTAATGTTGCATGTCTGCTTTCTAAGCTAATTCCACAATATAAACATTTCCCTTCGTCACGTAAGAAAACGTTTGATCGACTGAACCGCAGAGTTGATTTTGGTTTCATGTATTCACGAAGCATAATCACTGATGGGACCGCAGTTGACCATGATGCTGAACTAACGATCCAGTCCTCATGCCATAATAAAATATCGGCCTTATCTAAAACTATATATTTGATGGATTCCTGCCAGCTGATTGTGCTTAGTGGTAATACACTAACTGGCATACCATCGCTGTTTAAAACGAGGGTGTCTGCCATAAAAACTCCTGTTGGTTGTTTATGTATTTGTATTGTACTATAAGATAGTAACTATGTCAAGATGTTTTTAGCAAAGTCTTCAGCAGATTGTGCAATTGCTGCTGACCATTGCTCTTTGTTATCGTTGCTAAATGCTAATTTAATAGTCGGCGTTGCGATACACCAACTATCTCTATGTGTGCGAGGGTGAGCACCGTTGATCTCATCATGCAATTGCCCTGGACTCCAACCACACATGCCAAGTAATATTCTCCATTTACGAGGAGAATCTCCTGCTGCAAGTCTAGGTAAGATATCATCTGCAGAGCTAACTGAAAACTCATCGTTAATTTTTAGCGTGTTCTTACATGCCCAATCATTAGTATGTAAGAAACTAAGACTTTTGGGATTAACTGGACCTCCGATATAAACGTAGCCTGGCAGATTAAGATAGTACCCGAGTTCTTGTCCGAACTCATTTACTGTCATAGTGCTGCGTTTGTTTAATACTATGCCTATGCTGCCTTCCTTATCATGCTCTGTGATCATAACTACTGTTTTATACCAAAAGTTGCCTTTTACAGATGGTGGTGCTATTAATAATTTTCCTGTTATATTCATTCTATATTTAATTATGCGAAGCGGGCTACGGAATTTTTTACATCGGCAATAGTAATAGTGCCGTCCTTGTTTCTATCTAAACCTTTGTTCTGTGCATACACTTTACCTGAGAAACCACTTGCACCTGATGCACCTAATACAGTTGTATCGCCGTGTCCTACATATTTCGGCATGAACACTGCCATGTATAAGTCACCTAGCTTCATTCCGGGTCTAATGCCAACCATTTTGAAATATTTATAAACATAGTCTAACTGTTGAACTGCTGTCATTTTTATTAAGTCATCTGTGGTTGTTCCTAATCGTCTAGCAGTGTTAGGCATGAATTGAATTAACCCAGTTGCGCCGCCTTGTTTATTACGTGCATGCGGATTAACACCTGACTCTTGTTTCATAATCGCTAACAGGTCGCTAGCGTTAACACCTAACTGATTTGCAATGTTGTCAAGCTTTTTATTAAAGTCCGGATCTTGTATAGTGCTAACATCGATATTGTCTGCACCACTTGCTGATCTAACATCAGCTACTGTACTTTTTGTTAGCTTAGTTGCGATTTCTGGTACTTCTCTTAATGCTAGGTTTAACAGCTCGATAGTCTTTTCATCGGGCACACCGGTCTCTGGTAACCCAATCTCTGCTTGTGCGCCTTTAAGTGCTGCTGTAGTATATCGACCCAAAACACCGTCGACGTCAGGCGGACCTAAACTGTGACCAAACGCTTTTAGTACTTTTTGAAGGTCTGCAACTTCTGGACAACTGCGGTCTTTTGGAACTACTAGGAAAAATCCAGCGTCTTCGTTTAATTGTTTAAATTCGTCAAATCTCATTTATGTTCACCCCAGTCTGGCAATGGTCCGCCATGTACTTTTCCTTTGATCTTTTTACCACCAACTTTGATACGCTTACCGTTTACTAAATGAGATTTGTTACCTTCTCTTGCACGCAAACCAAGTGATTTGCATTTTGATAACATGCTTGCACCTAGCTGGTCATTTGTTTTAGAACTTTTACAAATTGCAGTTGTGCTTTTTTTCTCTTCGGTAACATCTTCTTCATTAACAGCTACTTCTGTATATCTTGCCTGCGGCTCGTGTCCGCGGCTATGTCGACTTCCTTCTCTACGAGGACGCTTTGGTGAAGTACCAATTGCATCTTCGTTAATAAATTCATTTGCTCTCATAGCGATCTCTCAATATACTATATTTATACTATCGGTTGATGTATTCAAATATGTTGAGCCATTGCCGCTTACCAATTGTTGATTTTAAATGTGTTAAGTCTGCACAGGTTCTATCACGTACTACTAGACTTTCTGATTCTACAACTTTGATTACTGCATCAGTTTGTTCTGCAACTGCTTCGGCTACATCTAAGTAACTATGTGATAGCCCAGAGCCTATATTCCATAAACCGGAACCTCTAACTGTTTTAATAAAATCAATATGCAGTTTGCATACATCACCGACCCATACCCAATCACGCTTTACTCTATCGGCATTGTCCCATACAGATATTGCGCCCGTTTTGCGAGCCTCTTCTTGCCAGTTGTGAATGATATTGGATTGGTTACTTTGCAAATACATGTACTTGCCATACACATCAAAGTATCTAAACCCGTGTACAAATGCGTTGTGTGATTGTTGTAACACCCAACGGTCGAATAAGTATTTTGACCATGCGTAAGGTGTCTGTGGATGACAAGGCGCAAACTCACTAAAGTTATTAGTATGACCGTATACTTCACTTGAGCTTGCGTATTGAAAATGTACTTTGTGCTTGTTACACGCATTAAACAGTGCTTGACTAAATTCATAGTTCATGCTTATGATTGTGTCAACATCTGCATCTGAATGATCAGTTACTGCACCTAAGTGAATAACCCATTGGTATTGTTTAACATCAGGAAGTTCGTTGGCTTTCCAATCCCAGCCAGTAACGTCCCATCCTTCTGCAGTCATCCACTCGGCCATGTTGCGGCCAATAAATCCATTATGGCCTGTAATTAGAATTTTCATATCCACTCCCTTAAATATTTATTGGCGCTTATGAAAAGTAAACTCTTTTAATCCCTTCAAATAGTGCAGTAAGTTCTTCCTCTGACTTTATATTGTTTTTAAGAGTGTTTGCACGCAAACTGACTACAACAATATTCGACACATCGTTTGAACTGCCGCCGTGACTACGTGCTACTACATGATCGGCACTTGGACGAAACCAGTCATTATTTTCACCACTGTTGTTCCTGACTAGTGTATTCTTACCAAGTCCGTAATCTAATGGCGTGTCAAAAATTGGACATCTATCAACACATTTTGACCATAATTCCTCTGGATCACATCCCCATTTTTGACCCATGTTAATTGCCCATATACGTTTAAGTGTTGCCGGTTTATCTTTTGATTTGATAAACTCAGCATACAAGTCATTTCGCAAATACGTACTAGCGTCATAGTGACGCCAGTAGGTTCGAGATAGTAACAGATCGTCTATTTTTAAAACCTCACTTTGATCGATCATGCAAGTTCTTCTTCTTCCTCGTCAAATTCTAAAGAATCGTTGATGTCAAATACATCACCGTTACTTGACATAAATGGCATATTAAGATAAAACTCATAATCGTCGTCACGTTTGACAGGTGATAAACTTATTCCTAAACCACGCGGGCTACCTGGTTGACTTGTAAGATACAAGTCAAAGTTTTCAACTGTGCTTTTAATAGCAGCACCGATTAAATATCCTCGATTACCGGTATTTGTTTCTGCCGCGTCTCTATATTTGGTTAGAGGGTATTGTTGCTTAATTGATAAGTTAACTTCAGGCCATACTTGTTCTGGTTTGTTCCAACGTTCGGCTAATGCTTGTGCAATTGCAGTATCAATTTTACGAAGTTGATTCTTATCGTTTTCGAGCTGTGCTGATAATAATTTACACAAACCCCATAATGGCTCATGCGGTACACTTTTAGTTGGCCATGCACTTCTCATAATGCGTATTGCACGTTTAAAAACTTCTTGGTTATATTCGTCAAAATATGCCAAGAATTTAGTAGTATGTTTACTTTCTCCATTACCTGGAGTTTTACCACGTGGCGGAACTAAAGTAATAGATTCTCTATTAAGTATTTGATGCAAATCATAATGAATTTGATCTTCGTGCTTAATAGGAAGGTTTGCAGCTAGCATGCCACATGCGCGATGTACCATATTTCGGTGGTTATCATGATCGTTGGCTTGCAAAGCCGCGCCGTTAAAGCCGATAAAATGGTTGTGATCGACATATGATAAGTTACTTTCGATGTATATCGCCGGTATACGCTCTGAACCTACAAGTGCAAGTACAAGTGACCCATGCTGCCCATCATTTATTATTAGTTCGCCTTGGGAAGTTTTTCGGCCTTTCGCACCAAATGCAAGTTGAGGATCAAAATCAATTAATAAGTTAAATAAATGTAACACGTCGATATTTCGTTGTGCATCATAATTTAACATAAGTGGCAATTGCAAATGCCATTCAATGCCTTTAACACCGTTATTAGGGTCGAACATTGCAAAGTCCCAGCCGAATAACACTGGTTTGTTTGTATCTGAATCAATGCTGCTACGGAAATGATTAAGGACTAATCTAAGTGCTTCTAAAAACGGTAATATCTTACGATTATTAGTGAATACTACTCCCTCATTGAATTTTCTAATACATTTGCGCATGTTTTTAATTTCTGCATCGGTTGCGTGAGCTATCGGACGTCGATTTGCGCGTGGACCTAAAATACTGTCTAAGTCGTCGCCGAATATGTCTCTAATTTCGTCGTGATACCATCTTGCCATGTTAAGCCTCCTGAGCCTGTTGTTAAGTAAGTTTTAACTATATTATAAAATTGTGTTGTTGTCAAGTAAAATCGAATAGATTGTCAAATTCGTTTGCGGTTTGTTTCATTGCACCATAATCAGTAGCTTCGTGTACTTCTCTAGGCACAAACAATCGATCCATGTATTTGGCAATTTGTTTATGCTGCATGCCGATGTTCTTACCAAAGAACAATCCGCGCTGATCTCTGTTTGCAGGATTACGAACTGCACACACGCACACGTAATCAAGTTTGTCAAAAAAGTCATAAAGTGCTTGCGGTTCATAACCGTACTGCTGGCACTGTTTGGGTACGATCTCAACCTGCACACTAGGGCGACAACGGTTAATTGTATCGGTTGCACCTTCGATCACAAACAACTCGCTGCCTTCAACGTCAATCTTAATAAAGTCGACATCTTCAAAGTTATACGAATCTATAGTCCTGCAAGGTACTTCTACAACGTTGACTGCTTTTTTAATTTGCTTGTCATCGTAGATTGTAAAGTTGTGGCCGCCGTGTTCGATATGATCTTGTATTTGGATCGTACCTGTGTTACGGTTAGTTGCTGCTACTTCATGTATGGTAGGCTGTGCGACTAAGTTCATTGATTGGGCAACGCCTTTCCAATGATACCAACTGACGTTTTCAGTAGTGTCGCGATGCAGGCTACCTTCCTCATTGCTGCCTTTCCAATATATGCCATGCAGGTTACTACGCTGTGCAATTTCTAAATTGGCTTTGAGCATTATCAAAGTTGTTGGTGTAGGTTCGAACGATTCTACAAACTGTGCCCATTCGCTGTAGGCAATAGTGTTATTGCCTACATTGCCGCCCACATCAATCATTCTACGTGCATGCGGATACACGGTTCTAACTAGTCTTGCATTGTTTCCTTGATAATAAACATTGTTACCAGAAAACCGCGGACCTTGTAAATTGTCTATTGACAACAGCCAATAGCATCTACCAAATCGATTAATTACCAATCGAAACTTGCTGTCATTAAACAAACCACTTGGTTCGTCAAAACCAAACTGTTCTTTAAATTCTTGTTCTGTTATTGTTGCTGTTACTAACTGTGCCATATGAGTCCTTATTTTTAGTATATATACTTTTCTTCCTAAGCATTTACTAAGATTAGACTAGTATACTACGCATCAAGTGGCTTGTCAACTGTTTCGACTTGATGAAATAATTTTTGTGGGAACCTGTCCTGAACAGCATCCATTGCGTCTGCAATACTTTTTCCTTGTGCTAAGAACTTGCCCTGCTCGGAATATGCAAACCATGACGGTCCGTGTGATTCAACAACTACACCGTTACTGGGATTGTCTTCATCTTCGTATCCTTCGGATACTGAAATTAGCATATTGATAATACGATCCGGATCAGATTCAAACGCCCATTTAAATACCCATAAATGCACAAACCAACCAACTACACCACCTGCAATAAACATTAAAATTAAAGTTCCCATTCTATTCTACCTTCTCAAAGATTCCATTGTTAAAATTTTAGCAATACGATCACCGAAGTCTTCGTCTTTGCTAATTATGTACACATTATTTTCTGCCCGTGTGCCGTTGTTATTTTCTCGTCTAAATTCTACAACTTTCCCACCATCTGCATGGTACACACTAAATCTAAATGTAGGCTGTGTATCATTTAGCACGTCGTTGTTAGCGTAGGGAGAAATTGCAGCCCCTATAATGTCCGAGTCGGATGTCAGCCATGTACGTAACCATTTTTTAATATTCATTATGCTGCCTGTGCTAATTTTTCTTTACGTTCGATTTCTTCTTCGTCTTTAAGGAATTCGCGTAGCTGGGTTAATGTTAGACCTAACCAGTTAGTACCTTTCCAATCGTCCTCCGGGGTGACCCGTGCAGTCTTTTCATCTAAGCCTATGCCCCAGATCGTATCAAATGGACTTGCTTCGACTAGTGTAGTAGTACCAGTGTTCATTAGTGCTTTGTACAGATACTGGTTTTGTGTAAACTTGGCGTGATTGCCACGATACACAATTTGAATACACTGCTTGTTCCATTCACTCATTTTAAAGCCAGCTACTTTCCTGCCTAATGCTTTTTGCGTTTTAGGATCGCCTGTGTTTAATATCTGTTTGGCAATTGCAGTATCGCCAAACATCATTGCTTTATGATACATCATATATTGTTCAGCAGTGTTAAACGTTATCCCGCCTACTTTAAAATTACTCTGGTACCATTGTGATAATGGTCCGTTCCAAAAAAATGTATATTGTTTGTTCATTCATACTCCTTGGCTAGACGAGAAATCGTCATAAAATAATCCCACGCTTTCTTAACTGCAGGATTGGTTAGTTGTTTGTCTGCTTCTTCTTGCATTGCATCGAGCCCTGCGCGTACGATATCTGCAGCACTTGGGTAGTTTATATAGTATACATCGTCACCCATGGATTTCTTAAACTCGTTCCACTTTTCCCATTGTTCTGGAGTCAACGGCGCTCGTGCTGGTCGTAACATCGATGCCTTTTGTAATGCATCTGTCATAGCAGACTCTGCATACCTTGCAGCACCGATCATAGGTGCTAGGTTAGGATCAACCTGAAATCGTCTGCTCATGCTGTTTGGTTGGCAGACTACTACATGAGTGCCGTAAGGAAAACTATTGCATAAATCGGCATCATACTCGGATACTGCTACGTAACGTTTACCTTGTTTCTTGTAAAATACTGTCATTTTTCAAGTCCATATCGTTTATACAATGCTTTTGGCAAATAGTCAGTTCCTTCGACTAAGTTACCGTTGTCAATCGCCGACCATGTACTAATACAATCCTTAATAATTAACTTAGCAAAATCCTCTGTAGTCATAGTCAAGGCAAATGCAGTCTTCCATGTATTCTTGTACATTTGTTCAAAGTAACCATTTGCTAATGTCATTGCGCTAGAATAACTAGTTGGCTTTTCGATAGCTTCAACTAGTTCTAACACGGTTTGTATTGGATTCATGTAACAGCCTCAATAAAGTTTATAAAGAATGTAGCAATTATACAGTTTGTTTTATTGTTTGTCAACAAAAAGATCACCGCAGGTTAAGGTAAACCAAGTGCATTGTGCTTCTGTTTGAAATCGAATTCCGGTAATTTGTACAACCCATTTGCCATTCACGGGACCAAACATGTTTGTACATTGTTGTACAATATTATCGATTTGTTCTTGAGGAGTATCTACCCAATTGATAGATATGAGATAAGGAAAACCATTATTGTTCTTTTTGACTTTACGAAAGGCCATGGTTTTCCTTAATTGTTAAAGATATAAGCATTCATCTTTTGGCAAGTAGTTTCTTCATCTTTCATTGCACAGTCGAAACAAATATTTTCATCGTTTGAACCGTAAGGGCGGCATTCTGATATCATGCCGCACATTTCACAGGCTTCATCCGGTTGGACTGCAATAAACCCAGGGCCACTCATTTAGCACCCGTCTACAGTTTCGTCGGTTGGCAACTCGACTTCTTCAAAGTCTTCGTTGTAATCTTCATCGATTAATGATGCATCTAACAATGCAACAACCCTGCGTACACCTACAGGAGTCATTAACATTGTTTTAGAACCGTATGCATCACCGATAGTTAGCGTTATTCGATCGTCATCTGATCGACCAACACTGAATATAATAGTAGCATCTGGTTTATTAGTTGGTAAAAAAAGCGGCAGATCATAATCTAACTCGTTTGCTGCTTTTGATTCCTTAGCCATTTCTGATTTGCCCCACCACATTATTTGTTTCCTAACATTAACGAGTCAAAGTTTGCAGGTACAATGATAGTATTAACTTTACCCTCTTTGATACCTTCTGAGATATTCATCATTGCCATTGCGTTCATATACTCTACAGCACCTTTGTTTGAGTTAAGAACAGCAATACGTTCTGCTTCTTGTTTAGCAGTCTGCACTTCGATCTCTTTTTGTTTGTACGCATTTTTTGCTTTGACTAAGTTGTTAGCAGACTCTACAACGGTATCAGCAGGTACAATACTACGCACTAGCACTTGACTAATTGTTACTGCATCGGCTAACTTTTCTTCTTGTAAAGTTTGTACTAGGATGTCTTTGACTTCTTGTTCGATTGCTTGTCGTGCATCGTTCATATCTAGCGCATCATACTTACGTGCAGATTTGTACACTGCATTGCGTGCGGCACTGACAATGTAGTTGTACATTAAGTAAGTGTCACCATCTTCGTAAGCGTTAAATGATGTGTTCTTTGTTGAGTATAACTCTGCAACTGATGCCGGATTAACATTGTAGATAACTTGCACGTCAAAGTCTTTCATCGTAGAGTTATCTTTGGCAACTGGAGTTAAGTCCTCGACTCTTGCTGCTACGTCTTTAATTGGAATAGTAATTACATCGCCAATTAACACTTGGTTAAATGTACCAGACTGCAATTCGGTTAATTCAATTTGTTTGCTAAAGTTCTTGCGAACACCGACGTGGCCGGTTTCGATACGAGTACAGCCAGTTGCAAGTAAAGTAGCAATAGTAGCAACTAAAATAGTTTTGTTCATAAATTCCTCAAAATAAGATTACAATTAAATATAAAACGCCTGTGGTTAAAACTGTACATAGTGTACTATAAGCAATGAGTTTTGTCAAGCTAATTGCTTCGAGTTTGGATAATTTTTGTAGAGAGTGTATGCCCGCATAAAAACCCACAAACACTAATACAAATAGCAATATGACTCTAACCATGATTATCAATATACTCCCGTATAATGCGCACGACTAACTCGTTAAATGTAATGTTTTCTTCGTGTGCTTGTAACATTAATTTAAACACGATATCATCGGGCAAGTCTAGCTTGATCGAAACCAGTGTGTCATAGGGTTTGTTGCGTGCGATTGCAGATGCTTTTCTAGTAAAGTCACTGATTTCACTTAATTCGATAAAGTTGACATCATCCCATGCTTGACTATCGTTGACGTTTCGTTGAGCCGCTTCGGCTAGTCTTAGATCGTCATAGAATGGATGCGACCAGCGGTATGCACGTTGGTTGTCATAGTCGTGTGCTTCAATTTGGTATATTTGCTGTGTTTCTGTATCAAATATGACACTTACGGTTGAATGGTCTTCATTATCGGAATCGATAACATAAGTATTCGGCCCGTAGCATGACCACATGAACTTTCCACCTTCAGTGACGCGGTAATCGATAATTTCGAAAAAATCTTTAAGTGTTGGCATATTATTGTTCCATTTTGGTTAGAAGTTAAAGAATTTAGGCTCAGCACCTAAGGTTGATGCGGCTGACTAGTATTCGATTGATCTGCAAATGTCTAAACGACGATAGTCAGCAGCACCAAAAGTATCAATTTGGTTATCAGTCATATCTTCACCGACCCTGACATGCTCACCGTAAAATTCATCACCGTCTTCTGCAATTTCTTCAGCGTAATTGAAAATTGAATTAATGTAATTAACTACTACATAACCGTCGTACCATTTAACATGGGTTGCAAAAAAGAAAAATGCACGGTCTTCTTCATCTTCGTCATCAATGTTCCAAACCATTCGCTGCGTATCTTCTTCTGAATCTTCAAACTGCTCCAATACTGCTGCTTGTTCTTCGTCTGATAACTTTGCCAACTCGTCATCTGCATATTGTTTAACTGCTTTTAATTTTTCACTATTACCGTAGATTGTAATAGCAACATCGCTTCTATATCCCATACTGTTTTCCTGTTGTGTTAAGTTGTGTAGATTATAGCAAACTATTGTGTAGAAAGCAACTGATATTTAAATTGTGTATAAGTATAAACCATTGCCCATATCGACAACTCCGGGCGCCGGAATAAGTTCATACTCGTAAGAAGTAGTAGCATACATAAAGATTGCTAGTAACACTAGAATTTCGATTAGCGTGCGTTTACTAATCATTTTTGTGCAGTGACCCACACAGTAAATTCGGTCAACGACATTCTGTCGTCTAGTACCATGTTATACACTTCGTCGACCGATAAGCTGGTGTCAACTTTGCTCGCTACTACTGGTACTAACGTAGTTAGGCCTACAATCATTGTAGTGTCATTGTTAAGCTCAATCGCTACATTCTTACCTCCTGCAGGGTGAATGTCCTTGATTACTTGAAGAACTCCGGTTTCAACAACAACTACATCACCTTTGCGTAAATCATTTACAAATTTGTGAGCCATTATGTTAACTCCTTTGTAGCGTTAATTTGTTCTGGTGGTATTAGATGATAATGCTCGAATGCGAAAGTAACGATTTGCCAACTTAGTGCAAATGTTCCAATTACTGCTAATGCAAGTTTCATACGTTTCTCAAAATTAAAATTGGCCTGCCTAGCTGGACTCGAACCAGCAGTCTTTCCCTTAGGAGGGGAATGCGATATCCTTTACGCTACAGGCAGTAGTTGATATTACCGTTTACCTGAAGATGATAAACGGTTCATGTTCATGCTGCTAGCTGGCCTAGCTACTGGTACAGTAGGTGGTGCATACTTTGCAGACTGTGACAGCTTGTTCATATCCATTGCAGACGTCTTAGGAGCAACTGGAGTAACAGGCGTAGGTGCAGTAGTAATTGGTGCAACAGGCGTTGGTGCTGCATGGTTGTTTACAATAACTGTTTTCTCAACAACACGTTCAGCCGGTGCGCTATTACTGCCACCATTAAACCCACCTGACAATGCGTGTCCGATCAACGCACCAGTAGCTAAGTTAGTTAAGGTGTTGTCTTGGTGTGGGGCCTGTACTATAACAGGAGCTGCAGGCTGTTGAATAACTTGAGGCTGCGGTGCATATTGCTGTGGCTGCTGATATTGTTGTTGCTGTACTTGCTGGGCTTGAAGTTGCTGGATTTGAGCCTGTTGTTCTTTAAACAACCGAGCCTGCTTTTCTTCGGCACTTTCACCACAAGCAGTCAACGAAATCAAAACTGCAACGGCTAATACTAATGTAGATTGTTTCATATAATTCTCCGATTAAAGTAAGGGAAAAACAAAAGCGTTAAGTAGTAAGAACACACCGCTTACAATTAAGATAAATCCAACTACAATTTGATTATCTAGTTTACATGATTTTTCTACTGGAACTGGAGTGATACCTCGTACTCTGTTCTCATGATCATTACATCCTTGGCCGCAACATTCTGGATCAACTTTTGTTTCAACAGTTGCTGTTACTTCGGGTTTTGTTTTGTTTTTGTTTGTTTGTTTTAAAGTCATTTTTTTCTCCGATATTTGTATTCGTCGTAGTTGTTAATTATAAAAATCCCAGTAACTGCAATTAGTGCAATTCCAAAACCAGCATAGGTTGGAATAAACACTTCCCACCACGGCCAATCAATTAAGTCTAGTACCTTTAATACGATAAAAGCCACTTGTGTTGCTGTAAATATATTCATTGTGTGTCCTGTTAGTTATGTATATATGTATTGTATAGTCAAAGTAATACAATGTCAATAACTATTTTAATAATACCAACGAAGGGTAAACAATGTTGCGTGTTTGGGCTCTTTAAAATAAAACGCAATTGGCTGAGAGTTTAAGAACCCCATAAAATATCGATAACCAATTCGTGTTTGCCAATTAACCTGATTGGTTTTTGGATCTCGTCCTGGGCCAATATTATATCGGCACCAGTCTTTCATTTCTTCTATTTCTGCCCAGGATGATTCTGTGCGCGGCAATCTTACTCTATGCATGGCTGTAGTTCTCGTTAAGTTAGCAAGTATTATAAACATAAAATATTTAAATGTCAAATGATATTTTATCAATAAATATAGAATACACTCTAAAAAGAAAGGAACAACGATGTTTTTAAGAGAATTATTTTTAATTGACGGGTATAAAGAAGCCCAAATTGATTTTTCAAAATATGGAAGACCGGAACAGGTAAAAGATATGATTAGCAAGTATAGACAACTTGTTGATCGCAACCAGGTACAAGGTGCAGAGCGCAATATCGATGCATGGCGTAAAAAAGGTTGGTATGAATTCCAAAGATACGTATTTGATAAATCGCAAGAACAAAGTAAAACACAGAAAAAGAAATTAGTAAAACGAGAAGAAGATGCTGTAACGGTATTCGAGCGCAATAACATTACCGGGGTTATGCCATTAAACAAAAATGCCAGTATTAATATTGGTAGGCACAGCGACTGGTGTACTACTAAAGCAGAACACAAGTATTGGGAAGAATACACTGGAAAAGGTGTAATTTTAATCTATTGTTTCCTTAACTACGAAGGCGACGGTGACGGTGATGATATGTGGGCAATTGCATTTTATAGAAATCATCCGACCAGTGTTGAATTGTTTACTGCATCAGATGATCCAATAACAGCAGAACAATTCTTAGAAGAAACTGGAGTACCTGCACACGAAATTATTCGTGCTGCACTTAACAATCGCAATATTGATAATGTTGAAGTAGAACCACCTGAAGAACAAAAAACAAAAACATATAATGATACAATCATTGACAAGCTAACTATTAATCGTCATGCTTACACTGGTAAACGTGATCCAGAAATTGAATATGCATTACTTCATTTCTTTGATAGAACTCAACATAACGATTTTTCTGACAGAAGTTTTCATAACTTACTTAGAACGTACACTAAAAATATTAAACCAGAAGATATGAAAAACATGGATCCACTTTTCCAAAATGATTATCTCGCAACACATCCTGAATTCCTGCAATTTATTAGTAACCCGACTGCTGAACAGATTGATGCTGTAATTGTTGCAAAACCGAGTTTTATTAAAACAATTCCTCACCCGACGAAAGACCAACTGGAACTTGCATTTTTGAACGATAGGGATTTATTTTCTAATTATGCACAAGATCCTGTTGCACAAGATGTGTTTGCAGATATCGTAATAGGTCGTAGAACAGGGTTTGAATCGATGCTAAGACTGGTTGATCCTAAACATCTTGATCCAAAAGTTGAGTTAAAACTTGCACACCACTCTCCGCAACAGATGTATATATTGGGTTATCTAAGACCAGAGACTATTGCGTATATAAAAACGCAATCACCTAAATCTTTACAATTTCTTGCAGGCCAAAACATAAACGGTACTCTCCAACCATTTCCTAAACCTTAAGTAGATTTGTAGCGGAATATGATCAAACTATTCCGCTACATTTACTGTTCAGTTAGCTCGCGTTTGTTTCCGTTCTTATCAATACTAACAAACGTAATGTTAGTACTAAACGCATGTTCGCGTGGATTTGATCTATCGTCACAATACACATCGATTTTAAACGTAACTGACGAATTACCTTTGCGCACAAGTACTGCATCAAATTCTAAAATAGAACCTGCTGGCACACGCTTTGTAAACGATACGCTGTCTAATCCCCTTGTAACAAACTCGTATCCGGGGAACTCGTAATTGGCAGATACGTAGCCCACTGAATCAATCCAGTGCAACATTTGCCCGCCAAATAAAAACCCATAATGGTTAAGGTGACTGGTTAATACTAATTTGTGATGTTTCATTTATTTTCGTCTGTGGGTGTAAATTTTATAATTTGGTCGCCCCATCTTAGGACAAACCAATCACGCTGTGCTTCTGTTTTAAACGACCATAAGGTGTCAGTCATATACATTCCGCAGTGAGATTCTTTGGCCCATGCTTTCATTTCATCAATAACCTCTGGAGGAATATCAGATTTTTTAAACGATACACCAGGAAGATTAAATAATCCAACTTTGCACTGTTCCATGTTAACTCCCAACGTTGCGCAGAATGTACATCGAAATGTGCGGACTGTTTTCGATTACTGTTACTTCACTAGGTGATTTAATTAGTTCTCGACTCATCCACGGACGTCTTGGCTCAGAAATAAATCTAAGTCTAATAGTTTTTGGATTTACCTTAATAACTTTGGCTAGCTTCATTTTATTATAAGAACATAGTACAACAAAGTCGCCAAGTGCAATTGGTCTATCTAAAAAGTCACGATGCACTATTGGTTCTTTCTTAGTGCGCGGTTTACGTTGTTTAACTTCTGTCATTCGTATTTCTGCCATGATCTAGTTGAGTGATTCCAATGTCTACTGTCGTATATGTTAATGTATAACTCTACGCCAGCTAGCATTAGTTTTAATTTTGCACCGGCATGGTCGTGACCCCACCACTGCAGATCTAGGTCAATGCCGACTAGCACGTCCCTATTAGTGTATAGCTCTACTTCCCAGTGTTTGTGTTTTGTAAAAGATCCGCCTCGCCAAAACAAATTTTCGAATCCGTTACTGGCCCACGGATTCATTATTTCGAAGTTTAATTTAATCATACTATTATTATATAATAAATGTAACAGAGTTGATGTGCTAGTTGATCTAGCCCTAAATGATTCCAAAACAGTGGATCTCGTATGTCCTGATTACCATAGTTTCGTTTGATCCAATCGATATGATAGTGTGTTACTAAATCTAGTAAAGCTATTATAGCAGCATATTCGGGTGTTGTCAACAATAACATAATAACTGCAGTAGGAATTGCTTGTTTAATGCTGTGCCTTACGCCGATCCAACTACCGTAGATTCCTTTGTGATGCACTTCGTCATTGGTTTGATTAACAAAATCGATGTACCAATGTTTAACTAACAACAACACAAGCGCAATTATTTGATTATCCATTATTGATCTAAACTCACAAAATGTTTAACTGTTTCAAAATTACGACGAGCTTTGTCTAATGCAGGGAATTCTTTGCATAGCGCGTCTAATTCTTTTTCTTCTTGCATTTTTTGGATTGCCCATGATATAGCCAAATCTGCGTTTGCGGTTAGCCCAATAGTGCCGCAGTGTCCGATAATTCTCTGCCATCCTGAACCATTCCATACTTCATGAGCACCGTTGACGAATCGTACATCGCCTTGGTGGAAGTGATTGCATGATGTAACTGGTGGTGCAACAGTGGGATAGCTGCTTCCATCTCCTGATGCAATTATGTGTTTTGAGTTGTTTGATAATGATTCGAGCATTGTTATTTTCCTAACCAATTTAGTAAAAACCAACTTAGGTGCTTACTGTTGTGAAATGATAATATTCCACCCCTATACATTGTATATTCAATTTTTCTTTCGTGCAACCACTCTTCGACCTTATTCAACTCCTGTAGTGTCAACGGTGGCTGGGTGGCTGGGTTACTAAGTATTACTGTGTTTTGCTCAAATGGCATTTTAGTTATTTTCATTCTTTTCTATTACCCCAGAAAAAATGAAACATATCGTGATCCTCGTCGTCCATTTCCCAATGATCGCATTTATGGTTATAGCTTACAGACTTAAAACCTTGCTCGCGCAGAAACTCGTCGGCTTTTAGTGCATGCCTGCCTATTCCTTTCCGATAAATATGAAATTCTGTATAATGCTGAAGACTAATTGGTTTCATTGTTCCCCCAGAAAAAGTAAAATAGGAAGTAATCTTCGCTGTCCATTTCCCATCGTCCTTTTGGTTGATTATATTTTGCAGATTTAAAACCTTGGTTGCGTAGAAATTCATCACCTCTAAATTGTCCACTTGGTTCATTTTTCCACAGCTCGTGAAATTCTTTATATAGCATAAGATTAAATTCTTTTATTCCCATCTCAATAAAAACCAATTTTTGTATGCAGCAGATTTAAAGATTACAAAACTTTTTTGTGTTTCGTTTCTGGAGTTTACATACACTCCGTGCTGCTCTAAAATAGCTTGATTTAATATATCAGATATATCTTTTTGAGTAGTACTTTTTCTTGTGTGTCTTACAAAGTTCTTCCAATACTCTGGGCAATCTTTCCACAGGTAAGCGAGCACTAGCACGTTATTCATTACCCCCACCTCAATATAAACCAAGTGCGATCTTGTTCTTTTTCAAATGCCCAGGTCCAAGTACCGACAGTCCACTGATGTTTGATAAATGTAGCATCACACCATTCACGCATCTCATCATAGAGCATACTATCTGGATATTGGTCAACTACTGCAAAATAGCACAGTTTATCGTCTAACTCAAAATCTTCAGTAAGTTCAAATCTCATTTATTAACAAGGTCTTTAGTGTATTTCATGCACTGTAATGTTTGATTTGAAAAACCATAAAACGTTTTGGTTCGACGACTTCATAACTCATAGTATAGTAGCCGTCGTCGTTTTTTAACATTTTGAGACCGTACTCTCTTTGTAGCCAATTAGGAAATGTCATGCCGGCAGCATTATTGGATTTTAGGAATTCGTCATTTCTAGCAGCTAATAATGCATTGCGATAATGTGCAGCATTTTCTGTTTTTACTTCAACTTTCATTATTATGTACCTATTGTAAAAATTAAAATTAAGACCAAGTCAATGCAAACCAAGTGTATTCTTGTTCGGATAATTGCCATTCCCATGCAGATGTTAGCACAGGAGTTGCAGTTTTAAAACCATATTGGTTAAACGTGTCAACATGTCTTTGATTTTCAACTGCCCATAGTGCCATGCAGATTCTCCTAAACCTCGGAAACTTTCTGATGTCGAATGTTATTAACTCCATCTCAATACAAACCAATTTGCTTCTGCTTGCCTTTTAAAATAGTATGTCATTGTTGACGCTTCGGTTAATTTACACCACCATCGTTTTTCATATTGACTTTTACCAAACGATTCAACACACCACATGGTATAAGGTGCCCATCCAAAGAAATTCTTATCCATTTCCATGACACGCGCATCAACAGCGTACACTACATTGTCGTTGCTTCTATTAAGTCTGTACACGTTTGAAATATTTGGAACGTTAAATTTTTTCATAATAGAGTATAACATGCAGTTGTTAAGATGTCAACTGCATGTTGTTGGTTAATTAATCTTGCCCTAGTTCCTGTTCTAGCCAAAGCTTGCAGGCATCCCAATCTCTATAAATATGTGCCCTGCCTCCTGCCTCTACCCAGTCCTCACAGTTCGACGTACGGTCGTCGATTAGTATATCTCCGGGTGTGCATCTATCAGCCTTCTCGTGTGAGCGTGGCCCTAAGAACATCGGCACGTCTGGAAAGTATTTTTGGCACCATAGCACTTTATCCTGCACTGCCCATGGCATATCATTGTTGCGCGGTATTGCAGTTAAAAAGTATAAACCGGCGCCTGTGCGATCGCGATACTCTCTGCACCAATCAACAAGCTCAACTGCACCTGCCCTAAGCTCAAGCTTGGAATACATGCGTTGATCGTCTTTGAGCCTAGACCATTCGGTAGGCGGTAGGCGTTCTCCGACCTGAAAGTTGCGTTTAAAAAACACACGGGCATAAGCCATCCAATCTGCTACTACATCGTCTACGTCTAAATAAATGTCCATAATTTCCTTTGAGTTAATAAGGCTTGACTTGCCTACGTTTTTATAGTATACTATCTATTTGCAGTTGATGCAAGAAAAAAGATATATACTTATATAGTCAGGAGGTTAATCATGTATCAAAGTCTGTACCACGTTCAATTTAGAACACACGGAGTTAGCGTTACACAAACCGAAGATGGTCGTATTCACGTATTTAAATACAATGATAGATGTTGTGACCTAGATTCATTTGACACTCAAGATGAAGCTGAAGAGTATATATTAGAACCTTTTAGTACATTAAGCTACGCCATTATTTTTGACCAATAATTTATGAAATACGATTTAGTTGCACTCGACGCATTTGCCTCAGGGCAGATGCAGAGCAAACTCTGGCTGGTGACGCAGTTAGAGCAAGTCCTAGATACACCTCCACCTGGGGGCTACAACATTTGTTTACTAGGCGGCTGGTATGGGGTCACTAACCTTATCCTACGCATACGTGGAAATATCCCAATACGTGAAGTACGCAGCTATGACATCGACCCCGACGTTGAACCTATTGCAGATAAGATTAACAATCTGTGGGAATGGCAAGGGTGGCAGTTTAAAGCATCGACACTTGACGTTAATCAACTTGAATTTGATGACTATCCTGATATAATAATTAACACTTCTGTAGAGCATATCGAGGATCAAACGTGGTTTACACGTATTCCAAAAGGCACTATAGTAGCGTTACAAAGCACAAACATGCCGCATGATGACCATCATTCTTGTCATCAGAGCGAACATGAACTGCTTGCAGACTACCCCTTGGATACTATATTATTCCAAGGAAACATTAGAATAGACTATGAAGACTGGGGATTTAACCGATGGATGATAATAGGCAAGAAGTAACACAAAGACCAAAACTTTTTAAAACACGTGGGACATGGTACTGCAAGCTAGGATCTACAACAGGTCGAGGGCCAACACCTCGACAAGCATTTACGCATTTTAAATACAACTATCACGGTGCACCTGCGCTTGTTGTTGATGATTTGTTACTAATTAAATAGTAGTCGATTGTTTACTATTTGTTAATAGTTAATTTACTGTTAACCTATTGATTTTCACTGAAAACCAGTGTATACTAAGCATATATACAGTATACACACAGGAGAATAATGTATGTTAAATTTAATTAAACACGAATTAGCAACAATCACAACCGAGAAGCTGTTACATTATGTAGGAGTTAGCGTATTCATTGGCCTAATCTGGCTAATGTTTGTAGGCTATTTTGTTTCAACGCCGCCTGTATGGTGGCATGCGTAAGTGGGTAACTAGGTCTCTAGCTAGATGTTTTTAGTTAGAGACCCAAATTCTACCCTTGCTTTATTTACAAACCATTCTTCAACAAAGTCACATTTAATAACTTCACTCACACTTTCAAAAGTTGAACAGCTATAATATTTGGTACGATACCAAACCTGTTTAACTGCAAGCGCATTAAAATAGTTATGTAGATTACGATTAAAACTTCCGCGTAGCCAGCGGTCTAATAGGCCACCTGTATTACGCTCTGTTAAATGCTGTACCCAATCTTCTTTTAAATCAGCGTCGTGGTAATATGTTAGATTATCCATGTCTCCCCAAATATTGACAACTGCCAGCGGAGTAGTATAATATTCAGCAAGTATTAAATTGTTATGCATTTGGAACTCAAAGCTACCCGGGCAGCTAATGCCGATCACCGGTATACCTAAGGATTCAAAGTTTCTTAATTCATCTTGATCAATGTTTCCAAATACAACAACTGAGTCTTCCCATGCGCTAGTATCTATGTTAGTAACAACTGTGCCGGGCATAAATGGTAATAAATTTTGTGTGTTCATGTTTGTATTTATGTGGTTGACATGCATCGGTCTTGATTGTATAATTTGTGCATTATTAATTTTAAGAGTGTACTAATATGGCAGCTAAAACAGTTATTCACGGTCCAAGATCCACTGAAAAGATGACCTACGAAGATGCATTATTTTATTGCTTTTGGTTTTCTTATGAGGGCAGAAAAGGATGGCGACTACCGACATTCTACGAATATATCGACGGTGAGGCTTGGTTCAAAGATGCTGAGATCACTAAACGTAAGCACTACTGCAGACCTGTAAAGGACATAAAATGAATATTGAAATAGCACCAACAGCTGTAGAGCATGGTATGTGATACCAGTGAGAGATTTATGATTGAACATGCCCAACGAACATACACTGCATTAACCTACGACCTTGCATGGCTGTATTGTTTAACATTGGTATACAATAACCACAAGGATTGGCGAATGCCTACGTGGGATGAGTTCGGTGATGTATATAGTAGCACACGACCATTCGGTGTCGGATGGTGCAACGAGGATGCTTACGATGATGACGATTACGAAACTAATAGACCTGATATGGTAATACCGGTGAGAGATATATGAAAATTACATTTGCAGGATTAAAGACAACTGGAAAAGTTGAAACCGTGTGGGCAGTAATTGAGCTTAGGCCAGACCCAAAGTATGGCGGCATCTACGACTATCTGTTTTTGTGGGGCCGACGCAACGGCAAATTGCGCACTCTGGTTAGGCAAGGGTATCAACGTCCTGCTTGGAATAACGTAGATGGTATCTTTAGAAATGTTGGTATGGTTGCTGGATTTATCAACAAAAAGATCAAGCACGGCTATGAACCAGTTGCAGTCTTTGATGGATTAATAGAAAGCAAAAACCTCAAAGAAGAATTAAGTGCAGTATACCCTGGCTTTGATAAACAGCTAGACAAGTTGGCAGTCTGGGAAACATTAAAACTATGAGGGTGATCAAATGGCAGGACACTGAGTCATTTGATCGACAAATGCTAACTGTGTTGCAAAATGCTTGGGTCGAATTTATCAAAGAGCCCAAGCATGAACTCCTGTCAGTTGAACCATTAAAAGAAATATTTCCAGATTGGCTATTAGAAAAGTATGGTGTAGAGTTTTTATTTTCGGGATCGCATATAACAGTGCATAACGAAAAGAAGTATTTTGTGCTATTGATAACACATTCGACTAGGGTGTACAATGATTGATCGTGCGCCGCGGCCGGCTTGCCCGTTTTCCTATGACGAGGCATGGTTGTACTGTTTAACCCTAGACCATAAAGGCTATAAGGATTGGCGATTGCCTACTAAACACGAGTATGCACAAGCACCGGATATTCCAGTAGCATCTTGGTACGAAGATGAAGAAGTATTTTTTGCAAGCAATGTGTGTCCGGTGTGTCCGGTGAGAGACGTATGATCGAAAAAGCCCCGATGACTAAACATCAACTGACCTTTAGTGAGGCCACGATGTATTGCATGACCTTAGCTCACGATAACAAGCATGATTGGCGATTACCCACAGTTGGTGAATACATGCACATGGAAGAGCAGTGTTGGTTTGACATGTGGTACCCTGTGCTAGATGAGTTTGACATGCACCCGAAAAGCCGGTTGTTCGCCCTGCCAGTGAGAGACGTATGATAGGGCCAATATCGGATCTCTTGACCTATAATGAGGCTTGGCTGTACTGCATAACCCTGGACTATGCTGGTCATAAAGATTGGCGTATGCCTACAAGTATAGAATATATTTACCGCTATAATGATTTACCGCATAGAGGTTGGTATGTAGAACGAAGAATAACCTACCAAGTTTCTATGGGCGTAATACCGATAAGAGACGTATGATCGAAAGAGCTCCTAAAATTGAAACTGAACTTTCACTTGACGAGGCCTATCTATATGTGTTAACATTAGATTATGATAACAATAAAGACTGGCGATTACCGTCATTTCAGGAATATATGAGCGACTTGTTTTTTGAAGGGCACGTATGGTATGCTAACTTTATTGCTGAACAGCAAACAGTAAGATTGGTTCGATGTGTAATACCAGTGAGAGATATATAAATGTCAATTGAATTTGGACCTCGGCATGCTAAAGCAACGTGGGACGATGCTTGGATGTATTGCTTGACCCTAGACTATGATGGCCATAAAGATTGGCGTATGCCGACTGCTAGTGAAACAATTTTTGAAACAATTTCTGAAGTTGAAGTATGGGTGGTTGAAAATGAAAGATACATACTAGATTATCCAACCGCAACGTTTTCATGCTATCCAGTGAGAGACAACGATGCTTGAATTTGCCCTAGTTACTCAACACAGCATGACCTATAGTGAGGCCTGGCTGTACTGCATAACCCTGGACTATGCCGGTCGTAAAGATTGGCGTATGCCTACGCAACTAGAAACAAAGATATATGGCATACCCGGTGTCTGGTCTGAAATAGATCAAGATGACGAGACCAACATACAACTATACCTTGTTAGCACACACCCTAACGTAATTAAATGGCCTGCACTAGCAGTAAGAAGAGAGAAATGATATATGGTACATCACGCACCCGTAAGCCCAGACAAACTAAACTTCCATCAAGCATGGATGTACTGCCTAATGCTCGAACATCGTGGCCACAAGGACTGGCGCATGCCTAGACATGACGATCACTGTAGTAAAAACGGAACCTGGGTTGACTATAATGCAGAATGCGGCTACAACATGGATCAACCTTGGTATGTTGTACCCGTGCGAGACATCTGATAAATATTTGCATGCATATCATTAATACTATTCTAAACAACGAGTTTTTACCGGTAGAATTAAACGCACACAGCAACCATTTTAGCAGCACTGATTCAAAACGTTGTTTTGAAAAGAACTTAAAAACCCAACCTGATGATTGGTATTATCGACACAATCCTGTTACATACACACTTAACTCTAACGGATATCGAACCGCAGAGTTTAGTACAGTTGATTGGGAAGACTCAGTTGTTGTATTCGGTTGTTCCAACGCATTTGGTACAGGTATAACTGACGAGCATACGATTAGCAGCCAGTTATCGATGCTAATCAATCGCCCAGTGATCAATCTGGGTGTTGCTGGTAGTTCTATCCAGCATGCTACATATAACTCTACTATTTTATCTGCATACCCATGTCCGTATGCAGTGATACAGCTTTGGACTAGTCCGGAAAGGACTATTTTATTTGATGGCAATATGGCCAGTTGCATAGGACCCTGGGATCATAAACTTAATTATTATAATGAATGGTTACGGAATAATAACCCATCTGTTTCTGCATTAATACATCGCAAGATTAGCCAACAACTGTGGACTGATCGAACACGGTACCTAGAAGGAACTTTGTTCAACGCTACTGCAGAGCTATTTAAAAATTGCCCTTTGTTCAACGCTACTGACTTTGCTCGAGATCAAATGCATCCTGGAAGACACACTACAAAATATATCGCTCAACACTTTGCGGAACAATTAACATGAAAATCAACGAAATCACAGAGATGAGTCAAATCATCGAACCAGTTACACCTAGAACCGCAGACCCTGATAAGAACCATCAACTGTTTTTAAAGTATAAAAGAACCTGCGAACCCATAGAACAGCTAACTCCAGAGATCACTCTGTATGAAGGTGATAACAGTGTACACTACGTATACATGGCAGTGCATAGCCAAGGTCAACCTGATGACGAACGCATAGTATACTTAATGGAATATGAACGTGACAACCTGCGCCCCCTCGGCGACCACGCAGTGCAACGCTGGGTATGGCAAGACCCGAAATATCGCAGCCAGCTAGGTGATCTCGCCAGCAGACTATTCGACCAACTCGTAGAAGATTACTTTACTGTAGTAGCAGACAATGAACAAACCCCCCTAGGACGTAAGTTCTGGTTAAAGCAACTGCACAGAGCATTCCAACGCGGACTCAAAGTATACTATGCGGACTTCAAACAAGAGCAACTACATCAACTACATGATGCTAGCCAAGTTGATCACTACGGTAAGTATGTTTGGACCACACACGCAGACAGCCAACATAGAGTATTCGCCATCAGCAGTCGAGAACTTAAAACCACCCAGATGCCCAAATGAGTTATCCGCTGCTGTAACTATATACACGAATAAATAATACTTGTGAGGATATACAATGAGAGCAAAAGAATTTATTGTTGAAGCGGCAAAGCCATCTATTAAAAGCATAGTACCGCCAACAGACATTAGTCAAGAAGACAAACAACAGGCATTTGCTAATCTTAGTCAAGTTGAAATTGATCAATTAGGGCAACCTAGATACATTTCAAAAGAAATGTGGCCTCAGTTCCGCAAATGGCTAGTGCAACGCAGTTTAGCAAGCAACCCTACACTTGATCCAGTTCTTACTGCATATACCCCGGGTGAAACTCTTGCTCTGTTTAAACATCCAGAAATTGCCAAATGGCATCAAGAGATTGTTCATCACAAAGTGCCACCGGAATATAAAATGGTAGCATTTGTTCCTTGTGGAAAAACTAAACCGTGGGCTAATGCAGCCCGAGGCATTTATAAAAGCTACAATCAAATCATAAAAGATAAAAGATACCCAGTCTACTTTGTAACTGTATCTGAACCATTAGGTATTGTTCCTAGTAGTTTATGGAGTGACTTCCCTCAATACGATAATCCGGGTTTATTTAAAGATGATACTCAGCAGTCTGGAGGATTGTTTACAGCTGATTGGAAACATTACTATGGTACAGGCAAACAGAAAATGCCATTTGATCCTGCAGCCTATTCTCAGTGTATTCAATTCTTAGGTAATATCATTAATCAGTTTATTGAAAACAATCCGCAAGTTCAATATGTTAGTTTTGTTGAAGACAAGATGTTTAAGGCTAGTTCTAACAATGTTGGAACACACAGTGCAATGCTCTCTCATACCGATAAAATAGATCCTGCGCATCGTTATTTGAAACGAGCTGCACCACGTGAAGAACCATATAACTATGTAGACCAATCTCTTTCAACGCATTTCAATAAACCAGACCAATCATAGTTGGTAAAAATACCACTTGACATTCTGTTATAAACATTGTATAGTGTACGCATAACTACAGCAGGTGTCGCGCAAACTGTATTATCTATGCGCCCTATAACTGGACAGATGTATCACAGTGATGGAATTGTTGAACTGTAGCAACGACATAACCACCTACCCATTTGGATGAATATAAGATGTACCTTTTACAAAACTTATTACAGGTTATGGCCCCGCTGTACACATAAGGTTAAAAGAAAGGGTAACACCCTTACGACTGATTATATGGTTAGCATTGTATAATTAGTCCGCCGTCATATAAAAACCAGGACGGAGCTCGAGGTACCGGATGACCGCCTCTGTAATGCTCTAATGCTAAGACATGAAGAAACTCAACAAATGTTCCATTGGCCTTTGCGGGCCAATATGACTTCTAAATCTAACAAAATGAAATAAAAGAAAAATAAAATTATAATAATTGATATGAGTGCCAACGAATATAAAATTATTATAATTTAGGACTTTAGTCCTTTATACCTAATTAGGAGAAATTATGATTGAAATAGCACCACTATCTGATTTTAAGATGTCGTACAACAAAGCTTGGTTATATTGTGCTACCATGACCTATAATAACAAGTATGATTGGCGTATTCCGACCGATGCTGAGTTTACATACAACGAAGAAATTGATGAAGAATCTTTTGATCAGTCAGACGAAA